ATTCCGGCGGAGTACTTCTCGTCGAAGTCGAGCGCCTGGACCTTGCCTCCCACGAGCGCGATTGAGCTAGCCCCCGTTCCGAACCAGTCGGACAACTCCTTATCGGTAGGCTGCCGGGTCATATACTCCTTCCAGGAGACAAGCGGTCGCTTGTCCTTCTTGGTCGGGATGACCGAATACCCGGATGCGTGCAGGACCTGTGCGGTCTGAAGTGTCGTCGGCATCAGGCTTCGGCTATTGCCTCCTTGATTGTTTCGAGTGTCGCGCTGGTGCAGAGCGTGCGTGGCGTGCACCTCAAGACGCGCCAGCCAAGGCAGGCCGCGGCATTGTACTTCTCAAAATCCTTCTGCATTCCTACGGGCCGATTGTGGCGCCCGCCGATGAAGAGCCCGCCCTCGACTTCGAGCGCCACCTTGTGCGCGGGCCATGCGTAGTCCATGCGCCATTTGCGGGCCGGATGAAACCGGTGCTCGGTGACAGGTTCTGGCACGCCGAACGCCAGACACATTTTAGAGAAGATTTTTTCTGCGCTCATGCCTCCCTGTCGTCGCTGAAAATATAGCCGCCCTTATCGAGTGCCGATCTGTGCCTTTTTTCAGTAGCCTTCGGCAACCGACACTTAAATATATCTGGGTTCGCGTTGAGTTCTTCACGTCCCAAGGTAACCCCTCTGTCCGACTTCACCGAAATCAGCTGATAGTCCTTCCTCTCATGTCTTAAGTTTAACTGCTGATCGGCGTGAAACTCCAGCAGTGCTGACTGGACATCAAACGCACTGAAGCTGACGCGCTTTTCTTCACCCGAGACGGTGTATGTAATATCGAAACATTTTTTCATAATAGTGATTACGCTGCCTCCGTTTTCCTTTTGAATTTCCCGTCGAGGAAAGCGGTTGCCTCCTCGAAAGTGGCCGTGTTTGGCGATGGATGGCGGAACTGCCGCAACCATTTTATCTGCTTCGGCGTAGCGAGCCCCATCGAGCGCCGCGTGAATAGTAAATCGATGATCTTCGACGCATGGCCCCTGCCCTGGATCGTCTGCACATCAAGCCCGGCCTTCTCAAGAAGCGCGGCTTGCTTGTCCGTCAGTGCACGCGCCTCCCATTCGGTTTCTGGCGAATAATCGGCCAGCTCGTCGGCGCCGAGCGAGAGGGCAAACTCCATCGCATCGACCATCCGAGATTTGCGCCGAGCAACTTCCTCCATCCTTTCACGGAGTCGCTCCGCGCGATCGGCCTGCGCCTTTTCCTCGGCGTCAAAAATGTCCATGACGCCCTGATCCTCGATCACGCGGCTGATCTCGGCTTCATCCTCTTCGGTCTTCGCGACCAATCGGGCCGGACGGATCAGTTTGTGCGAGTCGCTGAGAAACAGCGGATCCAGGACGAGCAGGTCTTGCTTGCCTGGATGGATCCGGGTCCCTCGCCCAACCATCTGACTGTACAGAACGAAAGACTGCGTAGGGCGACAGATGTACACGCAATCAACGCTCGGTTCATCCCAGCCGGTTGTGAGCAGGCTGGCGTTGCTCACAACATCAAACTCCCCTGCGCGGAACCGTGCGATGCCGTCGCGGTCATCCCCATCGACGTGGATGGCGCGCAGCCCGTACTGATTGCATGCCGCGACGAATTGCCGGGATGTCTCGCGAAGCGGCAGGAACGCCACGGTCCTACGGTCCCAGGCGTGCTGGGCGAGGAGTTGCGCCAGGCGGTCCAAGTGTGGAGTGATCGCCGCGCCAAGATCGTCCTCGCGGTAATCGCCCGCAACGGTGCGGATCCCGCGCAGGTCGATGCCAGCCGGGACGGAGTGGATCGTGATCCGCGAGAGGAAGCCTTCTTTGATCAGACGGACGAGACCGATCTCCGAGGCGATGCGTTCGTAGAAACTGCCAAGCTCCTTTTTATCCGAGCGGAACGGCGTGGCGGTGATCCCGATCACCTTCGCCGATGAGAAGTATTCGAGCACGGATTGAGCCTGAGCGCCCATCGTGTTGCGGTGCGCCTCATCGACGATGACGAGCCCGAACGCGTCGCGCGGGTACTTGTCTAGGCGTCGGGCAATCGACTGCGTCGTTGCTACAACGAGCCGACTGCCCGGCATCGCGTGACTTTCCGCCATCTCGACGTCAGCAACGACGCCCGCCCATTTGCCGAGCTTGTCGGCGGCTTGGTAAACAAGCTCCTTCGCATCGGCGAGGAACAGGACATTGCACGATGACAGGCGGATGATTTCGCCCGCCATGACGGTCTTGCCTGAACCGGTCGGCGCTACTCCGAGAACGCGCGAGCATTCCTCCAGCGCCATGATGACGCTGGAGACAAACTCGCGCTGGTATGGACGGATTTCCGGCATCGGCCTAGAATGGTTCGTCCTCGCTGTCTGCTTGAGCTGCGGGCCGCGCTACGGGCCGCGCCACTTGACGAGCTGCTGCCGGTGCCGCCTGAGCCCGCACGGGGGCGGCCTTCGGTGGAGCGGCAGGCATACGGGCCGCATAAGCCGACAGGTTCGCAAGGAACGAATCCTCGTTGTCGATCGGCTTGGGGCCTTGGGATACGGGGTTGATGTATTTGACGTCGAAGCGTGGCGTGCCGTCCTTGTTGACGCGCGGATTCCCGTCGGCGTCCTCGCCCTGCTCGACGACGATCGAGCATTCTTTGCCTTCGATTTCGGCTGGCCAGCTCCGCGCGTTGTTGCTGATGCCGAATACCTCGCGCAGGCGTTCAATGGTGCCCTGCCGGGATTTTTCGCTGAAATACACCCAGCCGAAAATATGACCTTCGTCGGTGTCGAATGAGATACGAAGGAAGTTGGTGCCCGTGTTTGACTGGCCCCATTCCGCTTTCGTTGCGATGGCCTTGTATCGGCCTGCTGAATTGATTTGTGACATGAGATTTAGACGGATGCTCCGGCCTCCCACCAGGTGCGGACGCCAGGGATTTTGATGTTCGGGTTTTGGCGCATGATTCCAATAATCACGCTGCCGTTTGGCTCGATGTTGCAGTAATCGGGATGCGCGGCGTACAGCGCCCTGATGTCCGTTACCTCGTACTTCGGATACTGGCGGACGGAGACGCCCGACGGACGCGATGGCACTGCGTTTGCCGCCGCCTGCAGCGCCTCGACGATCTTGGTTTGGGCAACGGCGAAGACATTGTCCGCCGCGCGCTCTTTCGCTTCTAGCGTTCGCTCTTTCGCTGCCGCTTCTGCTGCTGCCCGTGATGCCTCGGCAGCGATGCGCGCGGCCTCTGCCTCGGCCTTGCGTCGTTCGTCCTCGGCGCGATTGCGCTCGGCCAACTCGAAGGCGCCCACCAGGCGAGAGACGCGTTTCCCCTCGTTTTCAATTTCGGCCTTGAGTTCTTTTGCAAGCGCGTCGATGTCGCGCCCGGTCGTGAGATAGGGCTCCTTCGCCCGCACGCGTGCGGCCTCGATGCCGTCGGCGAATGCCTTCAAATCCCGCTGAACCGCGATTGCGCAATCAGCATCAAAGCGGTCGGCAACTGAGGTAATGGCGCGCGCTTGGGTGAGCAGGTCGTTGCGCCTTTCGATGGCTGCCTCCTTCGCCGAGACTGCCACAACGCCCATTGCCGGCGTGATTGTGAGAACGTCCAATGTTTCAGATTCGGTGCTCATGGTTATGCGGCTTTGGTTGTTGGGGACGGGATGCCTGCGTTCTTCGCCAAGCTGTCGGCGCGTGCTTCGATCTTGAGCTGCTGCTCTTTCGGCAGATCCCGCCATTTTTGACCGGCCTTCAGCCAGCCGATGCGGATGAAGTATTCCTCGATTTGGAGCGCGTATTTGTCGAGCCAGCCGGCAATCGCTGCCGAGACATGCACGGCGCCCGCGGACTTCGGCGCATCGCCGTTCATGGCGGCCTGGACCCTTGCAATCAGTGCGGCCGCCTGCGGTTCCGATAGCTCGGCTAGATCGACGGCAACGGCATCATTCAGCGCCGCGTCGATGATCGGTTTACCGACGGAGTTCTTACGATAGGTTTCGAGCTTTTGAAGTTGTTCGGGCGTGATGGCGCCGGGTTGGCGATCAGGTTGAGCCTGCGTTTCGGGTTGCGCAACAGGTGCCGCCTGCACCGGCGCGACTTCGGTCGGCGCGTTCGTAAAAATATGCGCGATCGACTCGAACTCCATCGGCACTTCGTCGGGCAGGTTGAAACGGTTCTTCGCATCCCAGGCTGCCGAGTGCGTCGCGTACATGACGCGTTCTTTTCCGCCCTGCGCCTTGATTCGCCCGTCCGTACCTTCGACGAGGTTGAGCTTGAAATTCCCGAACAGGACCATTTGCGCCCATTCCTTCGTGGGGCCAACGGAGGGTTTCGAGAGCTTTAACTCATAGCGGTCGTAGCCGTCCGTCTGATC